TGTTCTAAAGTAAGTACTTGTCTAGCGAACTGATCCGCTGTAACTTTTTTGGTATACAATTCTCTATAGATCCAGAGATTGTTATCATAATCCACAGCAAACCAAAGCACACAAGCAGGAGAACTATAACCCCAATCAGCAGAACGGAATTTATACCAACCTTTAGGAATGTCAAAAGGTTCGACCACGTGAGTTGTTTTACTAAATTCTGGAAACGCTGAATCTTCATATGCATCCCAATCTCCATCTAAAAATTGTTTTCGTTGTACTTCAGGTAATGATGCAAGCATGATATAATAATCATCAGTTTGCATTAGATAGGGATTGTCTTGTAATTTTGCAGGAATAAACCTACGAGTAATATATTTTTTACCGTTAGGTGTATCTACCCCTACATCAAAAGCTGTATTGGGTTCTGCTGGTTCCACGAACATTTCTCTTACCCATTGTGAACCAACGTTGCCTGGGTTACCCGTTGCTCTTAAGTATACTGGTATTTCAGGATCTACACTTCTAAGTGATGATCTTAAAAAATTATATATATCTGGCGAAGGATATTGTGGAAGTTCGTCTATTCCTATCCATGTGTAAGATTGACCTTGGTATCTCAAAACGTCTGTCATGTTCTCTGCGTAACCAAACTCTATCTTTGCCCCTGATGGGAATCGCCACTCTTTTTCTTGCTCTCTCCATTTTGCTCCAGGAAATGCTTTCGAGTATAATAGCTGAGACTTTTGAATTAAGTCTCTTAACTCTGGCATTGTCCTTCTAATTAGGAGTGCTCGGTGTTGAGCTTTGGAACAGTATCGAAGCGGATCTACTAGCATCGCATATGACTTACCACCGCCTCTTGCTCCACCATAAAAAACTTCTCTTTCAGAAGCTGCAAGAAAGGATGTCTGTGGACCTGAATTAGGTTTAAAGATAACCTCTTGCTGATTTATGTGCTCTTGTATATTTTTAGGAGCACTCTCGATTTGATCTTCCGTAAGTAGTTGTGTCTCTTTTCCTTGTAAAGACTTATCTATAGTTAACAGTTTAGTTTTAATATTTTCTGCTGACTGTTTGGCAGATCTTAAAGACTGTTCTGCCTTTGCAACTTTCTTACGACTGCGAGCTAGAATCTGTTGTGTTGACTTCTTGGCTTTCTGTTGAACTACTTTCTTTTGTTTCGGGGGAGCTATTTCGTTCAATTCGTTTTTTAAGTCCGACATGTGATATGTATCTTCCTGTTTTTCTATGTAGCCAAGATGCTGTTTCTCTTAATGAACAATTTTTTAAATATTCTTTTGCTTGATTAAGAGCATCTAATTCTTCTCTAATTGGTTCTAAATATTTAGGATCGCTTGATTGTTTAAAACCAAATGGAATCGTTTTAGTTCTCTTTTTTATTTTTATCGGTTCCATCTTTTGCTGGTAATATAAATATACCATGCAGAGCTTTCATATTTATATCTAATTGATCTTTCTTCACAATACCTACTCTATCAAGTATAGAGTTAGCGGCTGCTAGACGAATACCTGCCTGTGGAGTAGTGCCGTCTTCATCTAGTAAGGCGATTAACCTATTAGCCGCTTGTGCAGAGTGTGTAGATAGATGTGTCTCCGCTAATTCTGTAATTTCTTTTTTCAAGTTTCTTATAACTTTAGGATAAGAATGGGAGGAATATCCCGCTAGCTTTGCTGCTTCTCTTGGGTTTCCTTTCGCTTCTCCGAACAATACGTCTAGAAACTTTTCCTGCATATCTGTCAAGTTTCTTTTTTGAGTCTTTGTTATAGAAGAATCCATGTTTTGCATTTATTAATTCCATTATCTCCCCAAACGGAAGATCTTTTACTTTTTTAACTGATAAGGATATCATCTTTTGGTAGTTGTGCTATATCCATTCTTGTTTTTTCTAATTCTTTAGGGTTTTGTATACCTGGTGCTTGTGGCATTACATTAATCTCAGGTGTTTTTGGTGGAAGTATCGGCATATTAGGTGCTCCTGGCACAGGAGTTCTTTCTAATTCATCTATCATAGGCTCTTGTTCATCAAAAACTTTTGGCTGTGCAGGCATATCTGCCATTTTTACAGGTTTAGTTTTTCCAAAGCCACTAATGATATCTCCTAATGTACCTTCTTCAACATTATCTTTTACATATACCTCACCTACAGGAAGATTATCACTTCCAGCTCTTAGGTAACTTGGTATATCTAATTCTACTTTTGCCATATCTTTGTTTTTTATATATTATTTGTGATGACCTTGTGTGTGTTATATGTTATGTTCGTGTGTGTCCCTTAAATAATATATACTTTCCTATTATAGTGCTTATTTACAATTTTGTCAAGTATTTTTTTTAAATTTTTTTAATTTTTTAGTTGACAAAATTGAAATAGGGGTGTATAATGTTCCATAGGAACCCCCAGGGGGCCTTTACACCTATACTAGACCTATTTTTACATTCCCCCCTAGGGTATTCCTAGGAATATTGTCGGAATATTTAGCCCAGAAATATGGCCCAGAGTAGGTTAACAAGCATCTCAGAGATTTTCTGGTAATCCTATATAAGAATATGTATACCTACGGGGGTGGTACGTGCATACCCCTAGCGTTATAGGGAAAACGTAAAAAATTTTTTAAAATCCCCTAAAAATCTCTAGGGGGTAGCTGAGGGAAAATTAGGTTAACTCCCAAAAAACTCAGGGGTATCTCAGGATTTTGTCTGAGATACTCCCTAAAGTTAACTAGATATTACTTGTTATAGCTTTGAATATACTGAATTGTGCTACCCTTTTTTAATGATATTGGCTTGCCCTTATGATGTGGTCGCAAGTCCATATCAACTTTATATTTCTTAGTCATATTATTATAAAACTTAGAAATATGGTCGGAGTTATATATCGTTTGAGTTATATAACTTTGAAGTTCAACTATAACTTTATAAGCTGAGTCCTCTCCGCTACTTGCCAAATTGTCAATATGAGTCTTAATTAAACTTTTTATATTGTTTAATTCTTCACCTCTTATTGCAACGGCTTGTGGGGTATTTCCCTCGGTTAATCTAGTGTTTTCTTTTGCTGAGTTTATGGCTCTCTCAGTTGCTAGATTAATTGGGGTATTGGTCATGTCCTCCTCATTTTTTTTATTGATAATGCTTTTTTGTTCAATTCTATCTTTTAGATAAAATTCTGCAATATCTTTTAATGAAGCTGTCCCCTCTTTTGTAGTTCTGAAATTAACCCAAATATCTTTTAAATCAGTTTTAAACTTATCCTCTAAAAGATTATTTTTTTGAAATAAATCTTTTTTAAGATTTACTTCTAAAGGTTTATTTTCATTTTTTGGTTGGCTAAAGCATTGATTGTTTTCATCATATTTAAAACAATCCTCTTTAATAACCATTATAACACTAGGGGTTATTTCCCTTAAAACATTAAATTCTAAAGGGTGTTTATCTTTAAAAGTATCTGTATTTTGTTTTAAAGATTTAACCATAACTCTAGTTAAAAATGCTAATTGAATAGCATTTGTTATAGTTTTATTTTCATTAAACAAATCAAAAAATTGTTTATTACTGCCTGATGGCATGTAATCTTCAACTTTAAGAAATCCTTGTTTAAACATAATAGAAAAACTTTCAATAAGTCTTAACTTACGACCTAAAGAAGTTTTTTCTGCTTTTGCCTCTTCTTGTACTGATATCCAAGTTTTATTTTGAATATCTTTTGCAACTGCTGTTTCACGTGAAACACTTGTTGCAACCTTAGATTGTGTGTTCATTTTTATATCCTTTTGTTAGTTTTTTGAACATAACTAATTTTAATATATCAATGTGGCAAGAATATGTCAAGGAAGTGGTAAAAATAAGTTTTTTTTAACTAATGTGTTCATTATGGGTTCTACTCATGGTGGAATAGAACGAAAGTAGAACATTTTTTTCATGCAAATAATGTTCTTGTTTTGTTCCATTGTGGCTACTTTGTGGCTAAAATGTGTCATGACCAAAGAAATAAAAATTTTTACAGAAGACACTAGGCAATAAGCTCTAGGACTGCTTTTTTTAATTCTCCATTAGGGTCATTGTCAAAACTCCAATGATGTCTTTTTAGTTTATCTCTAACAACATCAAAGTTAGATTTTAACTCATCTGCCATAGCACTATTAGATTCTTTGAATTGTTTTATCTTATGCTTTAGCTGTTCATTTTCAGTTGATAACTCTATAACTCTATTATAGACGTTATACTTTTCTTTGTTATCTTCTGATATTTGTTTTTTAAATGTTTCTTCTACATTTAACTCGTTTATATGTGGCATACTTTCCTTTCAGTTATATGTTTATACAAGGGTCTTGCCCACAACTTAATTGAAATGAATTTCTTCCTGACAACATATTGTAGGCACTCGGATCACAGACCCACTATCGCAGGTCTAACGTAATACTTAATAACAAGAATTATAAATTCTTATTTGAATATTCTAAAGTACTACACCCCACCAATCACTACTCGGTTATCCTTACTTTCGTGTGGTATCGATTGTTTTAAATATAACATAATAAAATATAAAAGTCAATAGCTATACATACGTATGTGTATTGACAAGTACATACTAGTATGATTAAGTATTCTTAACAGAAAGGAATACTATGAATATTGTACACGTAATATATTTCACAATATTAGCAACACCTTTCTTTTTTTTGGTGGTGTTGCCTGTTGTTGAATTAGTACTAACATTGGTAGGGTAATACTATCTTTCCCTCGTTTAGAGTCCTTGTCATTAACTTGACAGGGACTCTTTTTTTTGCTATATTGTTTCTGTAATTGTTATTAAGTCCCTCAATTTTTATAATTCGATACCTAACACCAATTATATTTAAGACTCCCTAGTTAATAGCTAGGGGGTCGCAACTCAACAAAGGAAACATATATGTACATAGAAGAACTAGAAGATAAACCACAACAAAAATGGGGTTCATCAATGCTGAAACACATATTTTATATGGCTTATCTCTATATGGCAAATAAAAGACCTACCCTTGAATTTTTTCAGCACAAAGAAAAATTCATTTATTGTTATAGCCAATGGGTTAGAGACGATAATGAAATGCTAAAGAGTAGAGAGGTTATGCCATTGAAAAAACCAATGGTCTTTGAAGAAAGTCAAGCAGGTAATTAATGATGAAAAAAGCATTGATTTTATTAACTTTTTTGACACTTGTAGCTTGTAGTAATAAACAAGTTATGATCGGCAAAAAGTGTTTAAAAGAAGTAAATGGTAATGAAACAATCACAACTAAATCTTATATATGGTTAGTTAATAAAGACCACGATTGGTCTAGTGATTTAACTAAAGGTAATTGTAAATAATATGATAAGAAAATATATTGTTATGATGAGGTTTGGCGATAGTGAAACTTTTAATTTAGATGAACAATTTGTAAATAGGCAAGACGCAGATAAGTATGTTGAACTTATGAAAAAAAATAAACCTAGTGTAAAGTTTTATTTATTTGAACAATCTAATGATTACCAATACACAGAAGAAAAAAAGAAACCTACTAAACTTACCTTTTTAGATAAGGTTAGACTAGGTATGTAATTGACAAATACTATTTAATGTAGTATTATTAAAGGGCAATCAGGGAGACTTGGTTGCCCTTTTTTGTTTAACGAGTTGGTATTCTTAAGATATCATTAAAGAAGTCGCAACAAGTTTGCGTAGCTCAAATAATCAAGGGGGGTGGTATGCAGGATTCCGATAAAACAACCAATGCAACACCACCCTGAAAAATAATCAACAAGGAGATAATATGTCAATAATACAATATGAACCAGTACACATTGGCGACTTCTCTAGCTTTATAGAAAATCTTGTAAGCAAAACTAAATCAAAAAGATTTAGAGCAGGGTTTATTAAAACTGACGGAAGTTATAGGTACGGCAGATTTGATTTTAAATATCGTAAGACTTGGAAACAAACTGACGGCACAATGTATAAACGTAAAGGTAAAGCTAGGACTACTAAAAGAGAAGATTATCTTTTAGCACACGACCTAGATAAAAAAGCACCTAGAAATATCTCATACCAAAGATTGTTATGGATAAGTGTAGGTAAAAAAGTATGGGGTGTCAGTCAATTCAGATTAGCTGATGAGCATGTTAGGTTATATGTTTTAAACCCTCAGAAGTATAGTCAATTTAAAAACTTACTTCGTGGCAACCTAGATGGGAGTACAATGCAATGACAATGATTACATTTGAAAACAACAAACAAAGAAAAAACTTTCGTATGCGTATAGCACTAACTTGTTTAGAGGCAGAAGCAAATAGTAAGTTAGGTATTCGTATGTATCGTGGAAGTATCGTACAAGTATTGCGTGAGTACTTTCCTGACTTACCACGAACAAGAAAGTCAGCTTATAAATACTTAATAAAGAAAGGATATTATAATGGCTAGAGATACTAAATGGTGTCAGAATCCTAAATGCCCCGAAAAGAAAAACTCAAATCAAATTAGGGGTAGTAAGGGTAATAAATATTATCAATCCAATAGAGCAAATGGATATGGTAATAGAAATTTCTGTACACAAGGTTGTGCAGATACTTGGTGTGCTATATATATGGATAGGGCTATTGACGCAATCGGTGTTAGAATAACAGAACCAGTAAAAGTTAGTATGGAAAATGCTTGGCTAATAGACCAAACTTATAATTATAATAATGATAATGATAGGTGGACTTATTTTTTAGTTAATAAACTATTTAATATAAGGCAACCTATTACAGTTAGACAAGCATTAAATGTAGAGCCAAGCCCTGATGGGTATAATAGTTGGCACGATACAATCACATCAGCACAAGCCAAAG